CCTGGCGACGGTTGGCGGCGGAAAGGAAGACTTCAAGGAGGTGATCCGGCAACTGTCTCAACTTTCCGCCGTTGGCAAGGTCACCAAGGAGAACCTGGACCCCATCATCGAGCGCATCCCGCAGATTGCCGCGATCATGCGCGAGAAGTTCGGGCCGGAGTCCATCGGTGACCCGGCGAAGACGTTTGAGCGGCTCGGGATTAGTTCCAAGCAGTTTATCGACATCATTGTCGGCGAGTTAGGCAAGGGCGAACGCGCTGGGGCGACGTTTGCGAACTCGCTGGAAAACCTGAAAGAAAGCGCGTTTGAGACGGCGGCGGAGTTCGGGAAGTCTTTGTTGCCGATTGGTAAGAAGGTACTAGAAGAGTTCATTAATCCTGGCGTTGAACGCGCGAAGGCGCTAGCTGTTGCGTTCAACGAACTGAGCCCCGCGACACAGGGCCTAGTCGTGCAGCTTGGCGCTGTTGCTGCGGCTGCGCCGCTGGTCATCGTCGGACTCGGTACGCTGATCGAAAAGGGCGGCATTGTCGTAGCCGCGATCAACCGCGTTGCCAGTGCCCTTGGCGGGCTTGGCGTAACTATGCAGGTTTTAGGCAAGGCTGCGGGCTTTACAGCTATTGCTTCGGGCCTCTATATGATCCTGGAGCCACTGACACGCACTGAAACGGCACTCAATAATCATGCTAAGGCGGCAGCGAATAACAAGCAGTTCCTAGACGGCCTGACGAAGACCTACCAAGAGAATTTAGCCGCTCAGGGCAAGTTTGCACCGATGGTTACTGACGGCTATGAAAGCCTGTTGAACTTTGCGCGTGGAGTCGAGAAAACCAAGACGGGAGTTCAAGCGCTGAACCCCGCCGTCGAAAAAGCTACTGAACTGGTTCAGATTTACGGCAAAGGTGTAGTCCGAACCTACGAGGCCGAGTTCAATTCTGCGGTTATTAAGGAGCGACTCGCGCTGCTGACTGCGGCGTATAACCAGCGGCTCACCGATGGCGTTGCGGCGCTCGTTAAGTACGGCAGCGCTGCTGAGGCGGCCAATGCTGCATTGCGGGAACTGCGCATTACGGAAGAGGCCCCAGAACTTCGCGGCTCAACTGTTGATATCCGCAACCTACCTACGCCGAATGTGCCCGGCCTGCCCGGTGGCGCAGTCCTCGACGGCTCTGACGCTGCTCGTTCCAGCCGCCGCAATCTGGAACTGATTCGGCAGACGGCCAAAGGTGCATCCGACGCCTGGAAAAACGTCCGCACCGGCATTTCGCGACAAGTTTCCACGATCCAAACAGACTTCAGCCGAGCGGTAGTAAACATCATCCGTGGAACCGAGAGCGTTGGCGAAGCCTTCCGCAAGGTCGGAAGCGCTGCCGTCGATGGGCTGCTTCGCACCGGCATCGAGTTCGCTGTTAACGAGGGGATTAAAGCTCTCGGTCGGCTGCTTACCTCACTTGGTGGCGTGGCCGCGAAAATTGGCAGCGTGTTCGGCGGTGGCGGCAGCGCGGCTAGTGGCGCGGCTGGCGGCATCGGTAGCGCTGCGGGCGGCATCGGCAGTGCTGCGGGGGGCATCGCAGGAGCGGCAGGCAGTTCGTCTGGATCGTTGGGGTCGGCAATAGCTGCGGCCAACCCAGTTACAGCTATGGTAACGGCTGTTTCCGGCGTAGTGACTGCGATTTCATCGGTAATCAGTAACTTCCAGTTCGCCGCGATGAACAAGACCCTCGACCTGATCGAGAAAGAAGTTCGCTACTCCCAGATCCACCTGCTCTATATCCTCGAAAAGCAAAACGAGTACCTTCCGAAACTAAAGGACATCTGGGAGTCGCTGATCCGCATGGAGACGCGGCAGATGGGCGTTGCTGGTGGCGGCGCGGCTTCCGTGACGATCAACGTAAACGGCGGCGATCCGCGTCAGGTGCTCGAAGCCATCACGCGCGAACTGAAGCAGCTCGGAGTCATTCCTAAGTGAGCCTCGACGTTTACATCGACGGCGCCATCCGCGAAATCGCTCACTACTCGCTAAACATCGCGGCGACGGCCGGTCAGCGTGGATCGTTCAATATGCGCGTGATCTCAACGAGCGGCGCGTATCGACCTGAGCAGGGCCACCAGATAGAACTGTTCGACGGAGCAACCAAACTATGGGCCGGTTCGGTCGATGAGGTATCCGAGGTTTCGATCACTGAGGCGGGCTCAGCCGCAGGCGCGTTTTATGATATCCGGGGCATCACCTGGGAGCAGCGCTTGGACCGGCGGCGCTGTTACAACCCGAGCACTTCGCTGCCAGCGCACTACGACGGCACCTTTCTTTTCACGGCGGACGCATCGACGAACACGCTGACGACGGTATCGGCGCACGGGCGTACCAATGGGGACCGCGTTCGGGTAAAAGCTCACGCGCAAGGCACGCTCTGCGACGGGCTCGACGCAACCATCGAGTACTTCGTCATCGGCGCATCCGGGAGCACGCTCCAGCTATCCCTGACGAGCGGCGGCAGTGCGGTAAACATCCTGGACGACGGCACGCTGGACCAGGTCCTGCTCACCACCCGCGCGGGCGACGTCGTGGTGGACCTCGTCACGAACTACGCTTCAAACGAAGGTATCGGGACCACCAACGTGGACGCGGGCGCGGTGCTTGACGTGGTGACGTTCGACGCCAACACCAGCGTTATGGAAGCGATTAACGAACTCGCCCAAGTATGCGGCTTCGCTGTGTGGATGGACGAGGAGAGGGAGTTGTACTTCAAGCCGCGCACGTTTTCCAGCGCGCCGTTCAACGTCTCCACGACCAGCGGCAACTATCGCTCACTGCGAATCCGCCGCACGCGCGAGGACAAGGTAAACGCGATCCTCACCCGGGTGCCTTGGAACCAGATCGTCAGCGAGACGGAATCGTTCGCGGGCGACGGATCTGCGCGGACCTTCACGCTAGCGCACCGGTTGGCGCAGATAGTGAGTATCAGCGTAGACGGGCAGGTAGCAGAGATCGGCCAGTTCCTCGCCGACGCCGACCGGGAGTGGTACTGGGAGTTTGGCTCAACCAAGATCCGGCAAGACGCGGCGGGCGACGTGCTGACCAGCGGCAACACGCTCACCGTCGTCTATCAAAAATTTGGTGCCGACGTAGTGACGGCGGAAGACTCCAGCGATATCACGGCAACGATAACCCAGGAAGACGGCGGCAGCGGACGCTATGAGCGCTACGCAGAGCGCGAAGTCGGGCAGATCCAAGCATTCTTAGCGGCTGAGGCCGTGATCGCGGCGCGAAAGAACCCGGTTGTGGAAGTCGAGTACGAGACAGACCAGATCGTTGAACCCCTTTGCGCGACGGTCAAGCCGGGGCAGTTGCAGACCGTAGCGAACACCGCGCGCGGCGTGAGTTCGGCCACCTATCTGGTAAATGAGGTGTACCTGACGGACGTTGCAGGGCAGTACCTCAGGGCTCGCGTGCGGGCTATCAGTGGAACATCGATTATCGGAATCCAGGAGTATTGGAAAGCCATGATCGGCGGCGGCGCGGCAAGCAGTTCCGTTTCTGGCGGCGTGCTCACGCCTGCGGCTCCGACGAGTACATCGAGCGGGATCTATCTGGTGGCCGGCGCTGCCAGCATCACGCTCGATCTCGCCAACGGGTTGGTTCAGGAAATCGTACTTAACCGGGCGACAACGACCATTACCGATGTAGTTTTCGGATCCGACGCGGTGACGCCGGGGACGCGATTCATGCTGATTTTCGTGGCAGATGGCACTGCGGGCCGTAACGTCGCATGGGGCGCGAAGTTTGCGGGCACCGGCGCGATAGCGCTCGACGGCGAAGCCAGCGCTATCAACATCTTCGAGTTCATGACGATGCGAAACGGCGACTTTTTGCGATGCGTGACGCCTGCAGTGGGAGTGGATTAATGCGGACAATTATCATCACGGCGCTGCTGCCGTTCTCGTTGCTCGCTCAGTTCAAAATCGGCCAGATCCGCATCATCCCGACGACGGACGGAACCGCTGTCGGGCAGATCGAATTCGACACGACGCGAGCGGACGGAAAGGCTGTAGTCTTGAAGGCTCCGAACGTGGCGACGGCGGGGTACACCCTCACCCTGCCCACCGCCGCGCCCGCATCTAACGGCCACTGCCTTACAGGCACCACGGCGGGAGTGTTGTCTTTCGCGGCCTGCCCTGGTGCGGGCGCGGTACTAACGACGACCAACCAAGAGGTCGAAGGCTTTAAGTATTTCGGCGTCTCCGGCGCTGATCGGCTCGTGATGTATCGAATTGCCGATAACCAGATGGGCATCCAGACGATGCTTGACGGGCAGACGGACCCAACGACGTACGCCTACGGGGGCGTCAATAATCAGTTGCTTCTACAGCCGAGTGAAGGTGTCGTGGGCGTGGGCGCAATCAATACATCGTTCCTGTTCAACGTGGCCGGGACGTTCCGGGCGGCGGGCGCGGTGACGTTGGCGAGCACGCTTGCCGTTGCGGGGACGGCTACGATCTCCTCGCACATCCTCACGACGTCGCCTTCGACGGCGGATATCGGGGACGCGACGAACTATTTCCAGACTCTCAACGTCGAAAACATCAACGCGGCCCCCGGTGGCGTGGCGGCCGCCTACACGAAGGTCCGCAAGCTGGAGATCTCGGACATCCTCGGCGGCACGGCATTCTGGGACCAACGGGCAAACGCGACGACCGTAACGAGCGCGTGGACTCTCCGCGACAATGGCGGCTCTCGTGCATTGCAAGCGGTACGGCAAGAGGCATCCAGCGCGGCGAACTATGTTCGCGTGTTCGGCGAACTCCGGCCCGCTCAGCGCGCCACGGCAGACGGCGACGCGGTGAACGACTCGGCAATGCCGACGCTTGGCAATACCTCCGCGCGTTGGTTGTCCATCTGGGGCGATGCTGCCACCATCACCAACGCATTGAGCGCGGGCTCCGCGACGGCCGGAACCATCACGGCGACGACTGCATTTGCGGGCGGCACGGACGGCGGGACGCCGATCGGCTCCTCGTCGGTTCGCATGGGGAAGATCTGGGGCTATGACGTGGATTTCGCGGGCACCGTGAAACTCGGGACTTCCTCGACCGTAGGCCAAGTCTGGACCGCCACCGGCACGGACGGCAGCGGCGACTGGGCCACGCCCGGGACTTCGCAATGGACAACGACTGGCAGCGATATCTACTTTTCGGCGGGCAAAGTCGGAATCGGGAACTCTTCCCCAGCGCATCGACTGGACGTTACAGGCTCGGCCAAGGTGTACTCCGGCAGCGGCTCCACTGACAGTATTCTGTACATCGGCAATGCCGATGTTGCGTTGCCAGGGCAAGGAGCGTTCCTAGGCTTCATCGCTTCGGCGGGTACCCCGTATTTTTCCATCAATGCGTTATCCCAGGGCGTTGCGTTTCGCGATGTTGCTATAGCCAACCTCGGCGGCGCGGTCTGCGTCGGGTGTACATCTCCGTCCACGAAGCTCGACGTATCCGGCACGTTTCGCGCTACCGGCGCGGCGACGTTCGGTAGCACCTCGACCTTTGCGACGGCCGTCGCAGTCGGCTCGACGGACCTGACCACGGCAACGCTGTTTAGCCGTGCTGCGGACGTGAACGGCCTCCGCATCCACAACTCCGGCACGCCTTCGCCATCGGGCGGCGCGGGCATCCAGGCGGCTATTGAGACCGCTCCGGCATCGGGCGATCGGCTTGCGTTTTATGCCTTCGGCCTTCGCACGGGCGGCGCGAACTACAACGGCGCGAACATCACGGCATGGGCCACGCAGAACTGGTCCGCTGGTTCCGCGCAAGGCACCGAACTGAGATTCGAGACGACGGCGAACGGTGCGGCTTCGCGGACGACTTCGGTGGTGGTGAATGCGGCAGGGTTGGCTGTGACGGGGAACCTGTCGTTTACCGGCACGCTGAACACGTCGATTTCCACAACGGAACTGGGGTATCTGGACGGCGTGACTGCGGCAATTCAGACGCAGTTGAATGCCAAAGGGAATCTCGCAGGCGGCAATAGTTGGTCTGGTAATCAGACTATAGGTGGGGTGCTGACTACCAACAGCACACTGATATTCAACGGCCTAGTCCGCCCGCTGACGGACCTTTGTTGCGACATCGGCGAAGCCGGGTTCCGAGTTGGCGGAATTTTCTACGCGAGCGCGGATCAGTACGGATCGCACCGCGTTCGTAACGGAGCAAATACTGCCTATCAGAGCGGCGGCACTCTCATACTTGAAACTGGCAGCACGATCAGTGCGGCCTCTGCTTCGATCAGTCCTGCCGAGGTCAGCTTTTTGGATGGCGTCACGTCGAACATTCAGACGCAATTGAACGGAAAAGGCTCTGGCACGGTAACGTCCATCGCAACGTCCGGCCCGATCTCCGGCGGGACCATCACGGGATCTGGGACTATCTCGTGCCCTACTTGCTACACCACGGGCGGCGGCACCATCAGCGGCAACGTGGTTGTGACTGGGACGCTTGCGGTAAACGGAACCTTGAGCACTGCCGGAGTTACGTTCGGCGGCAACTTGCTGCCGAGCATCAGTTCAACGTGGGAAATCGGCTCAGCATCGCAGCGAGTGGCCGGACTCTTCTACAACGGCGCGGACACCTACGGATCGCACCGGATCAGGAACGGCGCAAATATCACCCTGCAGAGCGGGGGGAGCCTGTTTTCTGATGCTGGATCAAGCGTAGATTTTTCCGGCACCGTCACGACGGGCGGCTCGGCCACGGCAACCGCTACCTATTCGTGTGGCGCCGGTGAAGCGATCAAGACTCTCACCGTGTCGCGCGGCCTCGTAACGGCGGCGACTTGCGGAACCCCCTAAACGACTTATGCGTACCACCCTACTACTCTTAATTTTCGCGGGCGCCTGCCTCGCCCAAGACAAGTCCGCCTTGCGGATCACAGTCGTCGCGGCGGACGGCACCGAATCAACCGAGACGATCACCGGAGCCCCGGCCGCCGCTGGCCTCCAGGTGCTCTCGCAATACATGGCCACGCAGCAGGCATGCGACCTGGACGGCGACGGCAACAAGATCAACTGCCGCGCGAAGTTCGCGAACGCCGCGCTGTACGTGCGCGCCATCGTCATCGAGAAGGCGAAGGAGCTCGCGCCGCTGTATCCCTCCTCTCAACTCAAGCCGCTGATCGACGATCTCAAAGCCCGCGAAGCTGCTATCGAAACGGCGCGGAAGGCCCTGTTCGATGCGGCAAAGGCCCAATGATTTTATGCGTACCATCACACTGACACTGACCATTGCGGCGCTTGCCCTCGGGCAGACTCCGCTCACCAACGAGGAAAAGCTGGCGCTGGAAAACGCGCAACTGAAGCTGACCATCTTGGAGTCCCAGAAGAAAGAAATCCAGGCCGACGCGCAGAAGGTCTTCGAGGGCGCTTGCAAGCGCGCCGGGATCGACCTTGCCGCGTGCCAGTTCGACCAGGCCACGGCGTCGGTCAAGAAGGCCGAAGCGGTGAAAGAAGTGAAGAAGTAATGAGTATCCGGACGTTTCTCATTGACCTGTTCACGTTTGCGGTCATCGCTCTGGCCGCGTGCTTCGCATGGGCTACGGTGGCTTCGGCGCAACCCTCCGACCTCTGCGGCCGCGAAACGAAAACGGCCACCGGCTACGTCAGGGTGCAGTGCATCGACTACCCGATGCTGCGCCGCACCACGGGCGCAGCGATGTTCCCGGATCAGAAGGGCCAGCAGGTCTGGGTGCGCTCCAGCGACCCCACCATCCGCGCGTTCCGCATCAGCATGACCTATCGCAGAAACGGCCACCTTGATACGGTCGTGCAGTTCGCCGAGGTCCACCCGACCTACGACTCGGGGGCCTCCTGGGTGCTTGGGGAAATTGAGATCGTCAGCGTCGAAGTCACCGAGTTGCGGGAATCGGCGAAGGTGGCGGTCAACTGATGGCCAACCGCTGGACCGTCGAACGTCTCGGGCAGTTGTCAGCCGAGATCGTGTTCCGGGCCTCCGGCAAGAAAGAGCGGTTTAGCGTGCTCCTAATGTCCGACGAGCACGCGGATAACCTCCAGGCCGACCTGGGCCTCATCCGCAAGCACCACCAGCAAGCGGTCGATGCGGGCGCGCCGATCCTGAAGCTCGGCGACACGTTCTGCGCCATGGAGGGTAAGTGGGACAAGCGGGCCAGCGAATCCCATCTCCGACCTGAGATGCGCGGCGGGAACTACCTTGACCGGCTGGTAAATTTTCACGCGGATCTCTACGGACAATATGCTCGGAACATCGCGATAATCTCCGACGGCAACCACGAGACGGCGATGCTCAAGCACCACCAGACGGACCTGATCGAACGGCTGGTCCAGGCTCTGCGGCAGGGGCAGTCGCCCGTGCTTCATATGCCGTTCATGGGGTTCGTGCGGTTCCGGTTTGTTGACGCCAACAAGCACAACGCAAGCTGGATATTGCACTACCACCACGGCTACGGCGGCGGCGGAGAAGTCACACGCGGCCTCATCGACAACAGCCGGACGCGGGGGCAGTACATTGCCAACGGCCACTACAGCGGCCACATCCACCGCAAGAACTGTGACGAGAACGTGGTTCTCCACTTGGATCATGTCGGCAGCGTGGTCGAGATGCACCAGCTATTCCTCCGTGGAAGCTGCTACAAGCGGGAGCACCTCGACGGCAGCGGCTACCACATCGAGAAGGGCCGTTCGGCTCGGCCGCTCGGCGGCTGGTGGTTGCACTTCGACCTGTGGCGCGACCGCAATGGGCTGGAAGTGATTACAACAGCGGAGTCTGCCGGATGAACACCGACCAACTAACCCGTGACTTCCGCGCGAGCGAGTTCGCCTGTACCTGCTGCGGCGCGCTTGGGGTGCAGTTCCGCCTAGTGGAGCTCCTCCAGGGCCTCCGCGACCGGCTCGGCCCCATTCGCATCACCAGCGGCTACCGATGCCCGCGGCATCGACTGGAGCGCGTTAAAGCGAAGCCCGGCCGCCACACGGAAGGCATCGCCGCGGACATCACCGGGCCGCCGCAGGCGATGATCTGGGCCGCGTTGAAAGACTTCCCGGAGTTTACCGGTGTGGGGGTGGCGCCGCACCAGCGGTTCGTGCATTTGGACATCCGGGGCGGCGTGCCGCGCGGTGGGCGCGTCGTTTGGGCCTACGACCGCAACGGAGGGCAGGTTCGATGGAGCGGGGTGTGGGGGGAACTGCCGAAATGACCCGTCGCCTCCTCCTCGCCCTGTTCGGCCGCCCGACTCCGGCACCGACTGACCTGGACGACCTGAACCACTTCGCGACGCACTATAACCGTTACGTCGAATCGCTCCGCGCGGGCCACCTGGAGCTGAAGCAGTGGGCGCGGGTAGACGCGGCGTGGCACCAACTAACCAACCGATAATTGCGAGAATGCCAGCCTCGGCTGGCAGGTTGCCGGACCATTTTCCTGACCTCGGGCAAATGGTCCGTTAGGCTTCGCCCCGTGAGCCATTTCAATCACGGGGCACCGGTGCTCCATGAGCGACTGCCTAATTATCACCCCCGACGGTCGCCCCGTGCTCGACGCTGAGAAGTTCTTCGCCAAGCCGGAGACGATTGCCAAGCTCCGCGCTATGAGCGCGGCCATGACGGCGAAAGACAAGGCCGAGCAGGCTGCTAGTCTCGCCTACGGAAATCTAAAGCTTCATCGCCCCAATATCACGATTGACGAGGTTCATAAATTGAATTCTCGCCAATCCGAAGAATTCAATTTATCCAACCCATCCAAGGACCCCACCATGTTTGATAGAATTGCCCGAGTCGGCAAGCCCGACATCCTGAAGAAATACGCCGCCACCTTCGAGGGCAAGTCCGAAACGGACACGGCCACCATCGCCGAGGGGCGGCTGCTGGCCGAAGAGCTTTCCGCGAAATCCGCTCGGTATCGCAACGGCATGGCGCTGCCCACGCCGAAGCTGATCGCCAACGGTGGCGGTTTGGGTGAGACGTACTTCGACGCCGAGGAGATGGTCCGGGAAGGCTTCCCGCCCGACAAGCCCATTCACCTCCATCTGCGGTATGAGATGGGGACCGTGTGGCGGATGATCGAGGTCCACGACGCGGCCTACTGGATCGCGACGAAGGGCGAGACGGCCTACCGCCGCATCTACAACGACTTGGACCGGGGGTAACTATGGCCTGGGGATGGATCACGAAACTGGGGCGCGGGGTGAAGACCGCCGCGCCCATCGCGCTGATGTTCACGCCGCCGCCGTTCAATGCGCTGGCGCAGACGGTCTACAGCGCGGTGACCGCCGCAGAGCAGGCGGGCGGCAGTGGCCCGGAGAAGCTGCAGAACGCCATGCGCACGCTCGAATGGTCCGCCCCGCTGATGGCCCGCGAAGTAGAGCGGCTGACGGGGAAGGAAATCATCGACGAAGAAGCCTTGGCCGACGCGATGCAGAAGCTGGCTGAGTTTCAGGTGCTAATCACGAAAGCAGTGGGAGGAAAGCCCGAATGATTGATTATGTACGAGCAAAGGGCGCGTGGTTGGTTGCGCTGGCTGTCGGATTCTGGGGAGGGTTAAACCCGATGGTTTACACGCTACTCGGCCTGATTGTTTTAGACATCGCCTCCGGCTTGCTAATCGCTGGGAATAAAGGCGAAACCTCCTCCGACGCATCCTGGCAGGGGATGCGGAAGAAAGCCATGATGCTCATCATGGTTGGGGCGGCGCACACCTTCAACGCGGGGCATTCGTTGGGGTTTGACGCTGGCGCGGCCGTAGCCGGTTTCTTCTGCACTACGGAATTTATCAGCATTGCGGAAAACGCCGGACGCCTTGGGTTACCCTTGCCGCGCATTCTGATTTCCGCAATCGCCAAGCTGCGCGGGGAACTGGGCGGCGACCTCGGGACGAAATAGGAGCACCCATGAAACTATTGATTTACCTGGCCTTCGCCGGGGCGATGCTGCACGCGCAGAGCACGGTCACGATCACCGACACTATCAAAACGCCAATGGGCGGCAACTGGAGCGGTACGGTCGTCGTGACCCTTAACAACCCGGCGACCGCGCAACCGCTGTACGCTGGCTCGGAGACGCTCTCCGGCTGGTCGCAGACTGTGACCGTGACCAACGGCGCGTTCTCGATCACGCTGTACGCCAACGACGCCATCACGCCCACCGGGACCTCGTACACGGCCCGCTATTCGCCCACGAGTGGCGCTGGCTGGTCAGAAACCTGGGTGGTCCCGACCGGCGCGACCACCATCCGCGCGATCCGTTCCACGACCGCGCCGACGCCAACCGTGCTGTTTCTGCCGTCGCAGATCCGGCAGCAGGGCGCATCTCTTGGGCAACTGCTCCGATGGAACGGCGCAGCTTGGGCCCCTTGGTCTCTGGTCGTTGGCCCGACGACTCCAGTTTCAGCGGCGGCAGCGTGTACGGCAGGGACCATCGCCGGGGATGTGGATTATCTGTATTTCTGCACTGCCAGCGGCGCATGGAAGCGCGTGCAAATTCAGGCGTGGTAAAGCCCGCACTGCCGTAGATACTCAAGCCCCTGCCCTAACCGGCGGGGGCTTTTTTTATTTGGGGCGTGCGTTTTTCCCTTGCACATACTGTGGAGTATGTGTATTCTGGAGGTGTAGAGGAGATCAAACAAATGACTGGCACTGTTAAGCAAATCGAATATGCAGCCGACCTGATGGCGCAGTATGCCGAAGGCGTAGCGACATGGAAGGCGATGATCCCCGCCGACAATCCGAAAGCCACGGCGCTGATCGCCCGCATTGATTCCGCGACCGCAAAGGCGCAGGCCTTGGCCGCTGGAACCATCATCGACATACTGAAGGGGCGCCGCGACGATCAGGCCACCGGCGAAGCGCTTGTGCGCTGGACGGCATTGGCGGTAAAGCTGCTCGAAGCGGCGTAAATGAAAAAGGCCGGGCTAGCCGCCCGGCCTAGTCCAACAGCAATCAACAAAATGTTGCAATCCACCGGCTGGGAGGCCGGAGAACCATGATACTCAAGACCACCGAAGACATCAAGCGCATCGCTGCGATCATGAGCGACGAATGCACCCACGAACAGGACATGACCTTCTGGGAAGGAACGGACGGCTACACCCACGCCACCGATGAACCGCGTGGCACATCGGCCGATTGCCTTGCCGCGATTAACTGCGGCGGCGGGATGAGCGCGGAATTGTTGGTTGAGATGCTTGCGCAGCGGGGCGTGCGATTGCCCACAGAGTCTTATCCCTAAACTCCCCGACCTCTCCCGCATCCCCCGCGAAGCCCTCGAAGCCGAACTGGCCCGCCGCAAGCGGCCACCAGGCAAGCCGCCCAAGCTGGCACCGTGCCCGCGGTGCGGCGCTGTGGTATCGGCCCGCCTTCGCCGCCGCCCGTGCCCGCATGACCCCGCCTAGCGCGGGGTTTTTGCGTTTCAGGGGAAGAATTTTCGACACCCCGAAAGATTTCTATTGACGGCGTACGGTCATCTGGCGTAATCTTGCCACATGGACGCAGAACGTAATGAAATGACGCAAAACGACGCAAAGCGAATCTGCGTCGCACTTGAACCGGATCAGATCGCATGGGTGGCTACGGAGGCGGCGGCGTGCAAACTTACCCAGGCGCAATATATCCGGATGCGGCTCGCGCAGTTGCAGGCGGCGGAGGTAGCGGCGTGACGATGGTCAGCATCCGGATTCAGGGGCAGTACGCTCAGGCTTTTGTCGAGATAGAGCAATTCATATCCGAGAACGGCGATAGCGACGAGTTGATGGCGAATATCGATCGCCTTCGTGCCGGGGAGACGGTTTTACTTGGCGGGGGCGCTCAGCCGCCGGTAGAGTGCTTCGTTGTCGGCGGTGCCGCATGACAGCCGCCATCCTCAACATCCCACCCGGCGAGGCGATCCAGTTTGCGTTTACGATGGCGCTGGTGATCGGCCTCGGGTATGTCATCATCTGCGGCACCGGGAGGCCCCGGTGAAGGCGGCGGCGGTGGTCGCCCTCGTCGCCCTCGCCATGCTTGCCGGTGGCGTCTCCTGCGGGTATCACGCCTTGGCGACCCCGCACCTGTACCTATTTGAGCGGATGGCCTTCGGCGGGGTTGCCGCCGTGCTGATCTTCAATGCTGCGGTTGGCCTGCAACTCGCCTGGCAGGTGCGCCAGTGACCCGCCGCGCCATCGACTCCCAAGCCACGGCCCGCGCCATGATCGAACACTACATCCGCATCGGCGCGGTGGTAGTGGAAGAGCGGAACGAGGTGGAGCGGCTGAGGAAGGCCGTGGAACGAAGCAAGCCCCGCTTGGTCTTGCTTGGCTTCACTGCCACGGCCCACGGGCCGCATTTCATCAGCAAAAAGGAGCCCCTCCACGAATAGACAAACCCCTTGGGCCAGCGGCGAACCCCCGACGTTCGCCGCTGATGGGGGATGGGGGGGGGGAGAACGATTATGTGGACATGGAAACACGAACTCGAATCCCGCGCCGCGCAGTTTGACGCGGGCACGGTGCGGCACATCGCTGACGCCGAGATGGACGACCGGCGCAGCGAAGTGGGGCGGATGATAGCGCGGGATTGCGCTTGGGAATTGGAGCATCGGCTTGAGCGTTGCCAGATGCGCCTTCGTCGTTCCGAGCGCTGGGCCGACGCGCTGCTGTGGTTTTTCCTGGCGTCGCTGTTTGGCAATATCTTGCAGTTTTGGAACTAATCCGGCGTGGCCCGGATAGATCGGCCTAACTTACGAAAAAGGAGGCGCCCGCCGTTAAGTCGCTAACCGGATTCGTGCGCTGTGGAAAGCGTGGAACCCTAGGCCGGTCCATCGGGGCCAAACCAAGAAGCGGCGCTCTCGCAGCGCAGCGGCCCCGTATTGTCTCAACGAGCAAACATGGACAGAACGAAACACATCGGAGGGAGTGACATCGGTAGCGTAGTCAACGCCCCGCCATACGGATGCGCTCGGAAGCTCTGGTATCAGAAGCGAGGCATCAAGCCCGACTACGCCATCGAGTTCAAAGGACATCTAATTCGCGGCACAAAGCTGGAACCTCTCATCGTGCAGGAGTACTGCGAGAAGACCGGCAACGATGTCCGCCGCCGCAAGACGATCCAAGGGCAGAGGGAATACGAGATCGGCCAACCCGACCGCATCATCCTGAACGACCCGCGCGGCCCCGGCATCCTCGAAACGAAGTCGGCCAATGAGCGGAGCTTCCGCAAGTTCCAGAAGGAAGGCTTACCGCTCTCGTACCAACTTCAGATCCAGTGGTATATGGGCCACGCCGGTTACCGCTGGGGCGCGTTCGCGATTCTCGAACCGAGTAACTGGCGGTTCGATCACTTCGAGGTCAGCTTCGACGCGCAAGCGTTCGATCTTGTTCGCGAGATGGTGGCGCAGTTCTGGGCAATGGTCCAGGGCGAAGGCGAACCCGACCGCTTGCCGGTGTCCGATAAGCGCTGCCAGTCCTGTGAGTGGCGGCATTCGTGCCAAGGCGTCGCGTTGCTCGAATCCGTGGACGCCACCGACACGGGCGACGAGATCCCGGCGCTGGCCGACTTGGCGCAGGAGTACCTGCAACTTCGCGAAGTACGCGACGAAGCCGAAGACGCCATGGACAGCGTGAAGGCCGAAGCGATGGGGTTACTCGGCGACCGGGCCGGGGCAATGGCTCCCGGCTTCCGTGTGCTCTGCAAGCCGCAGACATCAATGCGCGTCGATTCCAAGGCGCTCAAATCCAAGTTCCCGGACGTATACGAGGCCGTTGTTAAGCCTTCCGTGTCCCGTCCATTTCGCGTGTTCCCGGCGTAACGGGGAAGGAGAAACAATAATGGCAACACAGACCGCTCCACTCGTGGAGCAGATTCGAGAGGCGCAGACAGCACCGGCGCAGCAGCAAAGCCGCTCGACGCTGGATTATATCGTCGAGAATCAGGCGGCGCGGATGGCCGCAGAATACGCCATCTCGGATGGCATCGTGGCGAAAAAGTACGCCAGCGGCGCTAGCATGACTGAGGAGCAGGCGACGTACATCATCGCCCTTGGTCGTGACTTCGGCCTCAACGGGGCGCAGTCTTTGCAGGCGCTCGACCTAATCGGCGGGCGTCCAGCAATGCGGGCTGCTTATAAGGCGCTGTTCCTGCGGCAGGCTGGCTACTCGTGGAAGGTGCTACAGCACGATGACACGGTGAGCAAGTACCGCTTCTACCTCAAGGGCGAAGCGATCACCGATGCCAATGACAAGCCGCTCGACTTTGCATTCACCATCGAGGAAGCGAACAAGGCCGGGTACGTTGAGAACGCACGCGGCAAGGAAGAGAAGGACGGCAAACGCAAGCCGGGCAATTACGACAAGATCCCGAAAAACATGCTGTTCGCCCGCATGATCTCCAACTTCCAGCGGTGGCACGCGCCAGATGTGATCGGGGCTTCGGTGCCTGAGGTTGGCGAGTTGGTCGATGCGGTGGTTCAGGAGACGGAGATCCGCATGGCGGCGTCCACGCTGGTAACGTCGCTCTCCGAGAAGCTAGCCGCCGCGAAGGGTGAAGAGGTGGCGGCGTGACCTACGAACACGGTCAGTTTTACGACTGCCGCATTATCGGCGTGCGGCACATCGCACTCGGGCAGGGGCAAAGCAAGGCGCTGGAGTTTGCATTGCGCTTCGCCGATGGGACGCAGGATTCCGTCAATAAGTTCCTGACTGACAAGGCTCTCCCCTACACGCGGGAGACGCTGGAAGACCTTGGTTGCACTCCAGACGACATCACCGGACCCGATTGGATTCGCAAGATCAACGCACGGCTGTCCGAGAAGCAGGCAACCGCCCACGCCAAAGAGGAGGGGAAGTACGGCGTGAAGCTGGCGAACTTGTACCCCCGCCGTGAACGCAAGCCTGCGACTGAGGTGGTCGATGCGCCTTCGCCGTTTGGTGGGCCAAGGAAGCCTGACGAGTTCAGTGGGGCAATTGGCGATGACACGCCGTTCTGACCTCCCCACCAGCGACCGCCACGATTTCGCCAGCGCCCAGTGGCTCCGGCAACCAGACACACAACCCCCGTTCGATGCGGACGGGGCGGAGGAAGGAGGAGAGGAATGATGCGTAAAAGAAGACTCGAAGAGGTTTACAACGACTACGCGGCGAATGTGCTGCCGAAGGAAGCAGGGGCAATCCAGCGGAAGGAAACGCGACAGGCGTTCTTCGTCGGCGCGTTCTCGTTTATGGGGATATTGAGAGAAGCGACCGAAGAGGGCGCAGACGAGGCCGCTATCGTACTGGACCTCGAATCCGAGATGAACGCATTCGCCGAGGCGACAGCCAAAGCCGGAGGCCGCGCATGATCCCCCTGCTAGTCCTTCTCTTCCTCGCCGTCGCGATGCTCCCCTTCCTCCGCCACCGGACCACCAACCGCGACGGGCTGTACCACTGCATCCTCTGGCTGAGCGTCGCCGTGGGTGCCGTGAGCCGCGCCCTCTTCGCCCTGGCGGAAGGCTACGCCCGGTTCCGTACCGGCGTCGATGCTGCGGCTGCCGCGGCGCGGGGTGAGGTCGTGGCGGCATGGCGGAATGCGGAGGTGACCCGATGAGCGACGACCAGATGCACGCCATGCAGGACCAGCGTCACCGCGAAGCCCTGGCCGTGGACATGGCGGGGATGCGGGAGCACGAAGCGCGGGCGCGGTGGTGCGAGGAGAGGAAGGCCGACGTGATTTATTCGTATTTTGAGCAGTTGTGGTGGGTCCAGTGGATGAGCGAAGAGGGTTGGTTCCGGGAGGTCTCCGACCCCGACCGCGACACCGCGATTGACCGGGCGATGAGGGAGGGGAAGTAAGTGCTAAACGCAGAAGTAACCAAGATCCTATTCGAGAGCGAGGAACTGAAAGCCGAGCGGGACGCCCTCGCCGGGCAGGTGCTCGAGTTGCGGGGGGCGCTGGGGAAGCGAGACGCGCAGATCGATCACCTATTCCGGCACTCCGGCAGGCAGGGCTCCGAGGACTACGACGCCCTCGAAGTTTCTGCAGCTTGGGCGCGGCTGCGCTCTCCGATGCCCGCACTCAGCATCCCCCTGCCGGCCGCCGCCGAACGGGTCAAGGTGGAACGGGAGTACTGCGATGCGGCGCTGGCGGACTTCGCGGACACCGGCAGCTCTCACGCTGCCAGATACGACGCTGCATGGGCCGCCCTTCGCGCGGCGCGAGGTGGACGATGAAAGATGCAATGCTTTGGCAGATCGAACTGTTGGGACTGTTGGCTGAATCCGATGTCCCAGGGATACGCCAGCAGGACAAGCAGGCAATCCGCGACGTGCTGGCTGACCTCGAAGCCCTCCGCGCCCGGTGCGCCGAACTGGAGGGGGAGCGGGACAACGCGGTGCGGTACTCAGAGATGGTGATCGCAGAGTGGAACCGGGCGAACACCAAAGTGGAACAACTGCAAAGAGAGGTCCGCGCTCACGCTGCCGAGGCCGAAGCGTTTCGGAATCTTGCTTATCAGGTGACGGGACTACAAGCCGAGCGGGACGCGGCGAAGGCCGAGCTTGCCGCCGAGGAAAACAACTGCCCGTATCCCGACTTTTCGTGCGGGACGTTTGCGGCCGAGCGTGGCATCGAGCTCCGGCCAGCGGGCGGGCCGACGTACACGACGACTGTGGACCACTGGCGGGGCATTCTCCGCGACCTCGACGCCGCCCGCGCCGGGGAAGCTCGGGCCGTGGAGGTGCTGAAGGGCGTTGCCGAAAAAGCCCGCTGGATACTGCTCGACCAGTGCGTGAAGCGGGGGCATGACCCTCGGAGCGCAATTGGTGATTGGTCTCTGAATGTTGGCGACTACCTGCGCGATGAGATAGAGGGCATGGCCTTCATGCTCGACGCCCAACCCGCCCTCGCCTGGCTCGCCCAGCAGCGGCGCGAGGCGGCGGCGGAGGAGTTGGAGCGGATGTGCGTTGAAAACGAGGAGCGATTTGGCACCCATTTTATGGAGATGACGACGGATTCACTTCGCGACCGTGCCGCCGCGCTCCGGGCGGGGAAGGGGGTGGGGGATGCCGAATAACCAGCAGGCGGCGCGGCTGCGGGAGATGGCGAATAATATGGATGGTATAGGCCTACCCGATGGGTATGTAACGCGCACCAAGCCCGCCCTCCTCGCCGGGGCCGAGGCCCTGGAAGCCGTCGAGGTGGCGAAGGCGGCGCTGGGCGACATCGCCAACGTCGGCAACAGCTACTGCAACGAGCACGACAACGTGGACTGCATCACCTGCATTCACGAGACGTGCGTGGAAGCCCTGGCGCGGCTGGAGGGGAACCATGGATAACGAACAGAAGGCCAAGATCATGGAGGACGAAGCCCGCAAGATCGACCGCTACGGATGCAGCCTGAACCCACCTGATGGTTTCGCCGCCCTCCTCCGCGAAGCCGCCGCGATGTTGCGGGGGCGGGATGGGGTGCGGTGGGAGGGATTCGGGTTTCCCGAATTCCCTGGATCCGTTGTTGCTTTGTATCGAGGTCGGTTTATGGCGGTTGAGTTTGTCTTCGGAGATATCTGTATGTGGGCAGTCAGCCACCAAGGCAATGAGGCCGTTTACGCGGTAAGCGGTAGCGCCCCCACCCTCGACGCCGCGAAAGCCGCCGCCGTGAAGTGGGTGGATGGGCAGGAGGGGAGATAAGTATGGAGATGGTACACAAACTCAAGACACTGCCCCAATACTGGGATGCCGTTCAGCGCGGCGACAAGAACTTTGAGGTGCGCCAAGATGACCGGGGGTTTCAAAAGGGAGATGTTGTTGAACTAGTGCGCCTTCGCGACGACGCACACCACAAAGTCGAACTGGACTGGCAAGGGCGGGAGCGCGTGATTGTTCGCCGCATTAAGTGGATTCTGACCGGCGGACAGTTCGGCATCGAGCCGGGGTACGTCGTCCTGCAGCTGGAGGATACCCCATGCCCCGCCTAACCCCCGCCGAACTCGACGCCCTTGAAACCGCGCTGGCGAAGGCCACGCCGGGGGAGTGGAGCGTAGACAGCTACGGAAACCTGAACACCGCCATAGGGACCCAGATTCATTTTCGTGGCATACGGATTCCCATGACATTTGGGCCAGCTATGGAGCAAGCGGCGGCAAACGTCGAAGCAACTGCCCTCGCCCACAACGCCCTCCCCTTGTTGATCGCCGCCGCCCGCGCCACGGTGCCGGAAGTGATGCGGGGGCGGCATTCCAACGACGCACTGTGGGAACTGGAGTACCAGCGCAGATACAAACGGTTCCACCTTTGCGTGTGGGAAGGATTGAACGGCAAGTGGCACTGGATGGCGACTCGTTCCGATCTTTGTTATCGGTCTGGAGAAGCTGACACGTTAGCCGCTGCCCAGAGTTCTGCCGTCGCGTGGGTGGATCAACAGGAGGGGAAGTAGATGGACGAAAAGCTAATTCTGATTCCTTTAACGTTGGCTGACGCAAACAGTTTCGTCGCTACATTCCACCGCCACAGTAAGCCGACCGTTGGGCATAAGTTCTCGATTGGAGCGGCGACAAATGGACTTGTGGGGGTTGCCATCGTGGGCCGTCCAATAGCTCGACTGCTCGACGATGGTTGGACCGCAGAAGTCTTGAGGACGTGCTGCTCACCTGACGCACCAAAGAACACGAACTCATTTCTATATGGCGCTTGCTGGAGAGCGTGGCGAGCTATGGGAGGCAGGAAGATAATCACTTACACACTCCAAGACGAAAGCGGTTCTTCACTAAGAGGTGCGGGCTGGAAGGCTATAGCGCAAGTCAAGCCGCACGGCGGTTGGAATCGCGAAAAGCTAGGACGACTGCGCGAGTTCGACGCCATATCACAGCAAGCCAAGATCAGATGGGAAATGCTTGCTACTCAGGAGGTCACCCCATGCCCCGCCTAACCCCCGCCGAACTCGACGCCCTGGAGGCGGCGCACAAGGCCGCGACGCCGGGAGATGTCCGGCTGTTGCCCAACGGCGGAGCCGGTATGGACGAGGACCCGACGTACTGGGGCATCTTGGGTGGCGAGGGGTATTACGACGGGCCGGGGAGCGGCGGGTTCAATTTGTCTGGCTTTATCGGCGAGGCAGAGGCACGACGCCTTGTGCTGTCTTACAACGCCCTCCCCGCCCTCCTCGCCGCCGCACGGCTGACGGTGCCGGAGGTGATCGGGGAGAAGCATCGGGACGGAAATTGGTGGATGGTTTGGGAGCCGGACTACGAGCAGTGGTTTAAGTGTCGCTGGATGATGGGCCGTTGGCGAATAAGTGGAACGGTCAGTGATCGGCTCTATGGCACCCCCACCCACGCCCTGCCCATGCTGCCCGCGCCGGAGGCCCCCGATGCTACGCCGCGTTGACCACGACGACCCCGCCATCGAGCGCACCCCGCGCTGGCAGATCGAAGAATACCGAATGGAGGAACGAATGGGAATCGAGAAACTAACCCGCCCCGAACTGCGATCCGTTCACCGGATCGTCTGGCACCCAACCATCGGCGATGTCACGCGGTCAAACGTGCATGTGACCGTGGAGGCGGTGACCAGCAAAGGCCCGTGGCTGCGGGTTCCGGGGCAGCCGGTGCTCGTGGTGGATTGGGAGACTTGGGGGAGAATGGTGGCGAATGCGTAGGCGAATCGAAGAGCAGTACAACGACTATGCGCGGCGCGTAATTCCTGCCGATGCGTCCGGGACACAGCGCACCGAAATGCGGCAGGCTTTCTTTGCGGGGGCGCTGTCGGTCTTGGTCATGATTGAGACGTTGTCTATGGGCGATAACGGCTTGGTCGAGTTCGGGGAACTCCGGGCTGAGATGGAAGCGTTCGCCGAATCGGCGGCGCGTCGTGCGGGGCGTCGCCATGCTCACTAACCACACCCCCTACACCGTAGCCGGTCGCACCCGGCGCGTGTTCCGGCTGACTGCAAGCTATGTGTGGTTCCGCGAAGAGGACAACGGCCTGGCCGTCGAGCGGTGCATCACGCGCAGTTTGTTTGAGAAGTGGTTGCGGGGGCTGCAACGTGCCACGTAAATACCAGACCCACTGCCGCGTCTGCCAAGCCCCACGCGACCCGAAATGTGACTTGGCCCTCTGCCGCACCTGCTACAACGCCTACGCCACGGCCAAGGCCGACCAGGCCCGCCGCGAGGCCGGTGTCCCGAAGCGCGGCAAGGCCACCGTGTGCCGTACCCCGGCGTGCGGGAAGCCGCGCGATATGAATTGTGAATTAGCCCTCTGCTCCGACTGCTACCGAGCAAGGGAGCGGAACAATCGGCGCGCCCAGCGCGGGACCATGCCGCATCAGTTCCGATTCGGCGTCGAGCGGCCGGAGAAGCCGGAGCGCAATGCTGCGGTAAAGCCGGTGGCAGTAAAGCCCGTAAAGGGTCCCGCGCTTCGTGTCGCCAAGCCCACCATTCGCCGCGTGCCGGTGCCGAATGTGCCGGTGGTCATCGGCCCTGAGGCGATCGAGCGGGTGGAGCCGGTGGATGTGCGGGGGCATGAGGTCACGCGGATTCCGGCGGTGCATGGGTGGGGGCGATGAGATACCTTTCGTTCTGCTCGGGAATAGAAGCCGCTACGGCCGCGTGGCATCCACTCAACTGGCAACCCGTCGCCTTCTGTGAAATCGACCGTTTCCCGTCCCGCGTCTTGGCGCATCACTACCCCGATGTGCCTAACCTTGGCGACTTCACCAAGGCCGACTGGACCCCCTATATCGGCAACGTCGATATTTGCGTCGGGGGCACGCCATGCCAAGCGTTTTCCGTCGCTGGCCTTCGCAACTCCCTCGCCGATGAGCGAGGCAATCTCACCCTGGAGTTCGTTCGTGCAATCAACATTATTCGACCCCATACCGTTGTCTGGGAGAACGTGCCCGGAGTTCTTTCAACGAGTGACAACGCCTTTGGCTGCTTCCTGGGTGCGCTTGTCGGCAGTGATGAGCCCATCGTATTTGAGCAAGGATGGCCGAGTTCGGGCGTGGTCGATGGACCCGACAGGAGAGCAGCGTGGCGAATCCTGGATGCCCAATACTTCGGCTTGGCCCAACGACGCAAGCGTGTGTTCGTTGTCGCAAATTCTGGAGACCGGCCCCATCCCGCCGAAATACTTCTTGAGTGGGAAGGCTTGCGCCGGGATTCTCCGCCGAGCAGAACGGCGGGGGAAGGAGTTGCCCATCCAGTTGCGCCAAGCCTTACAAGTAGTGGCCAGGGAGTCGAGCATGGGGGCGACACCCGCGGGCAAGATCCGGTTGTTGCCATGTGCCTCAACGCCAAAGGCGGGGGGGGGCAGGATAGACGCGGAGAGTGAGACGTTCATTGTGGGGTTGGAGCTGGGCAACCAAGGCACCGGAGGAAATGTTGGCTGGCACTACGCGAACAAGCCTTTTAGAACCTTGGATACGAATAGCGTCCCTGGCATCGCCCACGCCCTCCGCGCCGATGGCTTTGACGCTTCCGAGGACGGGACGGGACGGGGGACGCCGTTGGTGCCAGTATTGAACGAGCGTGAAGACCTAGGCTACTTTCAATGCGATTGCGGTGACAGCACCGACCTTGAGGCCAGAGCCGACGGGACGGCAAACGCGCTGCTGACGCCAAATGGTGGCCGTGGCGGGATTGGAGTCGGCGCCGTTGCGTACAGCATCCAGGCCGGTGCGACCAGAGAAAATCCTGAGTCTGGGCCGGATGGGGTCGGGGTGCAGGCTGACGTTGCGTATACCATCGAAGCGCGGCAGAAGGTTCAAGCGGTTGCCCACATGGCCGTCCGCCGCCTAACGCCCGTCGAATGCGAGCGCCTTCAGGGATTCCCTGACAACTACACCAACATCCCCGGCGCCGCGGATGGGCCGAGATACAAAGCCTTGGGCAACTCAATGGCGAGACCTGTGATGTTTTGGATCGGCCGGCGCATCAAGGAGGCCTATGCCCACCATAACCCACGCCCGCGCTGAGCAGCTCCGCTGCGCGGCGCTCTACCCCGACCCCGGCGCATGGTTGGGGTGTCATGACTGGTTCGCAGAGGAGTTTCTTATGGAGAGGGAGATGGAAAACAACTACAGAGAATACATCGGCAGTAAGCACGTCGCCGCGCCCGTCGCCGGGTTCCACGTCGATGACATCAACCCGCGGATGCACTTGCATCAGCCGGTGATAACAAAGTGGTCCGTCCGTCGAGGCCGAAGCGCGATATTCGCTGGCACTGGCATGGGCAAGACGTTCATGGAGTTGGAATGGGCGCGGCATGTTTCCGCTAAGGCGGGCAAGGTTCTCATGCTGGCTCCGCTGGTAGTGGGGGCGCAGACCAAGAACGAAGCAGAGAAGTTTGGCATCGGGGGCGTCGCGCACGTACATGGACCGACCGATGACGCAATTCAGGTCACAAACTACGAGAAACTGCATCGGTTTAATCCGAACGATTACGCGGGCATCGTCCTGGACGAGTCCAGCATTCTCAAAGGATTCGACGGCAAGTTCCGAAAGGCAGTGACGGAGTTCTCGTCCGTTATCCCGTATCGCCTTTGCGCGTCGGCCACGCCCGCGCCGAACGATTACATGGAGCTCGGCAACCATGCCGAGTATCTAGGCGTGATGACGTGCGCCGAGATGCTGGCCATGTTCTTTACTCACGACGGGGCTGACACGTCGAAGTGGCGGCTGAAGCGTCACGCGGAGCCGGTGTTCTGGAAGTGGGTATGCTCGTGGGCTGTCGCCATCCGAAAGCCTTCTGACTTGGGTTTTGATGACGGGCCTTACTCTCTTCCGCCGCTCAACATTAATCAGGTGGCGGTGGAAAGCGGAGTGGTTCAGGATGGCAGGCTGTTTCAGATTGAAGCCGAGTCCCTGCAAGAGCGGCAGCAGGCGCGGAAGCTGACTATCGACCAGCGTGTTACAGAATGCGCCAAGTATGCCAATGGCGATCAGGATCAGTGGGTAGTCTGGTGCGGACGCAACGAGGAAAGCTCGAAGCTGGCCGCTGCCATCGGCGGCGCAATCGAGGTGACGGGATCGCAGTCAGAAGAACAAAAGGAGGCTAACCTTCTGAAGTTCATCAACGGCGAGGCTCGTGTCCTGGTGACGAAGCCGGAGATTGCAGGGTTCGGGTTGAACCTTCAGTTCTGCCACAAGATCGCATTCGTTGGCCTGTCGGATTCGTTCGAGCAGTACTACCAAGCCGTCCGCCGGTGCTGGCGGTTTGGTCAAAAGAGCCCTGTCGATGTCTATGTCATCACCGCTGACATCGAGGGCGCTGTAGTTCGGAACATTCAACGGAAAGAGAGCGATTCAGAGCGAATGATGGAAGCGATGGTCGAGTACATGAAGGATGAGATGCGGAAAGAGGTATTCTCTAGCGCGATCCAGAAGGCGGAATACGCGGAAGATGAGCGGCGTGGGAAGTCGTGGACGGCGTTACTGGGTGATTGCGTCGAGCACGTCTCCCGGATGCCGGACAGCAGCGTGGGGTATTCGATCTTCTCGCCGCCCTTCGCCTCGCTGTACACCTACAGCAACAGCGACCGCGACATGGGAAACTGCAAGAATTACGCGGAGTTCGAGCGGCACTTCAAGTTCCTGATCCCGCAACTGTACAGGGTGCTTATGCCGGGAAGGCTTCTATCGTTCCACTGCATGAACCTGCCTTTTTCGAAGGAAAGGGATGGATTCATTGGCATTAGGGACTTTCGCGGGCAAATGATCCGCTGGTTTGAGGATTGCGGGTTCATATTTCACTCCGAGGTTTGCATCTGGAAAGACCCGGTAACGGCAATGCAGCGAACCAAGGCAATCGGCCTGCTGTACAAGCAACTCCGCAAAGACTCAGCGATGAGCAGACAGGGGATCCCGGATTACCTCGTCACGATGCGGAAGCCGGGGGCGAACCCTCAGCCTGTGACCAAAACGTATGAGTCGTTTCCGGTCGATCTGTGGCAGCGGTACGCTTCTCCTGTTTGGATGGACATCCAGCAATCGAAGACGCTCAACCGCGATGGGGCGAAAGAGCAGAACGACGAGCGGCATATTTGCCCACTGCAACTTGACGTGATCGAGCGTGGCGTCCGGTTATGGTCGAACCCTAGCGATCTTGTGTTATCCCCGTTCATGGGGATCGGCAGCGAGGGCTACGTTTCACTGAAAGAAGGACGGCGATTCATCGGCACCGAGTTGAAGCCGACGTACTTTGAACTGGCGTGCAAGAATCTTCGGCAAGCCGAGATGGACGGTTCGGGGCAAGGTGAAATGTTTGCAGAGGAGGCGTGCTATGCCGAATAACCCAGACACCGCCGCCCAGGTGGCGCGGCTGAGACAGATGGCGGGGAAATTTAAGCATGATGCGGACCTGAACAGAGATGATGCTTCGTCCGTCCGCAACGGCCACGCCCTTCGTCTGTACGTTGAAGAGCTAGACGGATATGCCTCTGACGTCACCGCCGCCGCCGACGCCCTGGAGCGGGAGGCGTGGTGCGAGGAGAGGAAGGTAGACGTGACCTACATCGGCAGTCAGTCCCGGTGGATGGTGATCTCCTGCGATGCCCAACCGTGGCGCAGGCGCTACCACCACGGCAAGACCCGCAACGCCGCCATCGACGCGGCACGGAGCAAACCATGACCTCCGCCAAGCCCCACCCCCGCTCCCGGAGCACCGCCGCGGACCGCGCCCCGGAGATGACCGTCGAGGCGCTGCGGGCGCGGGTGGAGCGGTGCCGGGAGCAGCTGCAGGACACGTTGGAGGTCGTGCGGCGGTGGGATGGCCAAATGGACTTGGCTCGGTTGCGCTGCCTACGCGGTGACCTGCGACGGGCGGACCTGGAGGCGGAGATGGTGATTGAGGCGATTGAGAAATTGAGGAGGAAGGGAGTATGACGATTGAGGAGTTGCAGGGCGAGCACAGCGTTCTGATGGCTGCTTATGTTGACGAGATTCGATCCGTTGCACTTAAGGCGGAAGTGCGAACTGACCGCTACGGTGGCCACTCGACGTGGTTCTGCCTGTATCAGGGCGGCGTGTTAGTGGACGAGACCCAGTCTTTATCGGGTGCCGTGCGCAAGTTCAACGAGGTGACCGCATGACCTGGACAAGAGAGCACGACCGCATCATTGCCGAGAAATGCGAGGGGTATACCGTCAGGAATTTTGACGGATACCGCCGCGAAGAAATCGACGGCGAAAATCAGCGGATTTCGTGGTTACCGATAGACGACTACTCCACCGACCTCGACGCCGTCATCCGGGCGGCGGAGGCGTGGCGGAAGGGGGACGAGAATGCCCGCAATTGGTCTATCGTATCGCCGGAATATGGCGATACAGTGATGCGCGGTTTCGTTTACAACGGGCGGCACCCCGACTGGCGAACGCAGTCCGCATACTCCGAGCAACCCGCCGCCGCCCTCGCCCACGCGCTGTATCAGGCGGTGACGGGATGAACATACGGAAGGGGGATATCGTGCAGTACCCGAAGGATAAATGCCGGTGGCGAGTGGTGGGCTTCGGGTTTTATCCGCAACTTGGGCACTATTCGAGAATCTCGATGGGGCGCAAGTGGGTTCCGTTCGCCGTGCCCACCAACATGCTTCGCGTCGTCCGGAGGCGCCGATGACCCGCATCATCATCCAGCACGAGCCCGACATCCCGTGGGACCTCGTGTCTCGCTACGTCGGGCGGGCCATCGACACGCAGGCGGACATCATCACGTTCGTTGACAACATCGAAGTCCTCCGCCGTCCCGCCCGGCCCGACGTGCAGGCGCAGTCGTTTATCGTGCGGCGGGTGGCGCCGCAAACCACATAACTAAACCTGCCGTGTCGGTTTCTGTTTTGCCGACGCTGCCTACGAGGCAGGGAGCACCCCAAAAGGAGGGGAGACGTGTCTACTGTAACAGAAAATGACGTCGAGGCCGAAATCCTACGGTTTCTAGTGCGCCATGGGTGGATCGTTCGGCGGCAGCATTCGGGCGTGTTTCGCACGAACGCGGGGCACTCCGTCCGCATCGGCGAGAAGGGCATGGCCGACTGGTCAGCGATGAAGCCGACCGAACGCGGCACGGTTCGATACCTGGAGGTTGAGGTAAAGGCACCGGGCAAGGCCGCACGGCCGAAGCAGCGCGAGTACATCGCCAAGCGCAAGCACCAGGGAATTTCGTGCTGCGTGGCGGATTCCGGGCTGGCGTTCGAGACGTGGTATTTCGCGGAGGGGTTTGAGTGATGAGCGCCCAATGGTTCATTTACGCGCTGACAGACCCTAAAACAGAAGCCGTCCGTTACATCGGCTATACCGCTAACCCAAAGAAGCGTTTGTACCAGCACATATACCACTGCAATGGAAAAGATAGCCACAAAAACAGCTGGATAAAGAAGCTGCTATCCGAAGGGAATTCGCCGAATCTGGTCATTCTTGAACGGGGCGATGGGCCATGGCAGGAGCGTGAGAAGTACTGGATACAGCATTATCGAAATCTTGGCGTGCGGCTTACCAATTCGACCAATGGTGGCGATGGTGCGTGCGGTTTGCTTGTCAGCGAAGAAACCCGCCGAAAGATCGGCAATCAGTCTCGCGAGAGTAAGCGATATGTAAATTGGATTAACGCCGCCATAAGTTCAAACATAGGCAGGAAGCAGTCAAAAGAGGCAATCGAAAAGCGAGTAGCCAAGGTCATTGGCCGGAAGATGTCACAAGAAACTAAGGACAAGATCAGGGCGAAAGCGCTTGGCAGGGCAGTATCAGAAGAAACTAAGGCCAAGATGTCTGCTTCTCACGTAGGTAAAGTCAAGAGCGAGGAAACGAGAAAGAAACTATCTCGGTCCTTGATGGGGCACCCAGTCAGCCAAGAGCTACGGCAGCACTTCTCCATCACTAGGAAGGGTATCCCGTGGTCGGATGAGCGCCGAAGGAAACACGAAGCAAAAAAGGCGGTGCAGGCATGAGCGGACAACAATTGCGGCCATATCAGCAAGCAGCCATAGAGCAGGTTCGGGTAGCGTTTTCTGACGGAGCAAGAAGGGTTCTCCTAGTTGCCCCCACGGGCGCTGGGAAAACCACAATTTCCGCAAGTATCATTGCCAGCGCAGTGTCGAAAGGTAGAAGGGTTTGGTTTTTAGCACACCGATCGGAGTTAGTGACTCAGGCCTCTACCCGCCTCGACCAGTTCGGCATCCGTCACGGCGTCGTGATGGGGCAGCACTGGCGCGACCGGCCGCATGAGCTCGTGCAGGTGGCATCGGTGCAGACTCTCATGAACCGGGACTTCGACGTTGCGCCGTCGCTCATCATGATCGACGAGGCGCACAGGGCGACGGCGAACAGCTATCAGGAAGTCATCCGGAACGCTGGTAATCCATACCAGATCGGCCTAACCGCTACGCCGATCCGCGGCGACGGAAAAGGCCTCGCGTCGATGTTTGACGTAATGGTGCAGTGCCCGCCCATCGCGGAGCTGATCCAGCAGGGGCACCTCGTTCCGCCCCGTTCCTTCGCTGGTCGCCGCATCGACCTTCATGGCGTCCGGATAGCTGGCAACGACTACGACCGCGACGAACTCGCCGATGCGGTGAACAAACCGCACCTCGTGGGCGATGCGGTGACCGAGTGGCTGCGACTGGCGAACGGACGGCCGACAATGGTATTCGCTGCGGGCGTGAAGCACTCCAGGACCATCGTGGAGGCGTTCCTGGCGGCTGGAATCCGCGCCGCGCATTTGGACGGGGAGACGCCGAAACAAGAACGGGAATCCATCCTGCAACGCCTCGCCGATAGACGCCTGACGGTCGTCAGCAACGCAATGGTGTTGACCGAAGGCGTAGACGTGCCCGTGGTGTCTGCCGTCGTCCTGGCGCGGCCCACGAAGAGCAAGGGCCTATATCTCCAGATGGCGGGCCGCGGATTGCGCACGGCCCCCGGCAAGACGGATTGCCTGATACTGGACCACGGCAACTGCACTATGGAACACGGGCTAGTCACTGCTGAACAGAACTGGCAGTTGTTGGACGACTCGACGCGGAAGCGGGGCAAACAGGTTTCGTATGCGGAGACGTTCAAGGTATGCCCGGACTGCGGCGAGGTGGCGGAGCTACAGGACGACGTGTGCAAGTGCGGGTATGTGTTCGCCGTTCGCGCCAAGCAGAAGCAACTGAAGGTTTACAACGGCGTGCTGGAAGAGGTCACCGAAAAGCGGATCCGTGAGTACACCGAGGCGCAGCGGAGGCGGAAGTACTTCCAGCTACTCCGCGACCAACACACCGAGCGCAAGAAAGACGGTTCGCCGTTCTCGAAGGGGTATGCGTTCGTGAAGTACGAGGGGATCTTCAAGCAGCGACCGGAGTCGGGGTGGCGGAAGGAGTGGAATGAGCAGAATGCGGGACTGATTCAGGAGTATGCGGATCGGTGGGCGGCGTGGAACCGGCAGTTCGAGCCGCAATCCTGTACTTGCCACATGGGGCACCCGCCCTGCGGATGGTGTACGTCGCCTGATCGAACCGAATCTGACTTCTCAGGCGGCGACGCCCATGTCTAAACTAATCGACGCCGCCCTCCACTACGCCCGCCGCGGCTGGCCGGTTCATCCGCTCAAGCCGCTCTCGAAGATTCCCGCATCGAAGCACGGATGCCTAGACGCCACAACCGACGAAACCGTAATCCGCCGCTGGTGGACAGAAAACCCGCAGTACAACATCGGCCTAAAGACTGGCGTGATGTGGTTCGTCCTCGACGTCGATTCCAAGCACGCCGATGCCGCCGAGTGGCTGGAGTCGGTCAGCCTGCCGGAAACGATCACGGCGGTCACGGGTACGGACGGCCGACACTTCCTGTTCAAGTCGCCTGAGTTCGCTGTCCAAAACTCCACCTCGAAGATCGGGCCGCACATTGACATCCGCGGCGTCGGTGGCTACATCGTTGCGGCGCCGTCGATCCACCCAGACACGAAGCAGGAGTATGCCTGGGATTGCCCGGATGAGTTCCCTGTAGGGCAACCGGCAAACGCTCCCGACTGGCTACTGGAGCGGCTGAAGCCTACCGGCAGTCAGCGAGTCGGGCCAGCGCCGAACATCATTCCGCATGGCCAGCAGCACACAACGCTGTTCAAGTACGCCTGCTCGATGCGGTCCAAGTACGGGATGGACGAGGCCGAGATCCTACCAGCGCTCATCACTCTCTCAAAGCGCTGTGAAATCGTACCTCCCGAAAAAAACATCGTGAAGCTGGTGGCCGATGTCTGCAAGCGGTACGCGCCGGGGATGTCGCCGGAATACGTTCAGCAGGCCGAGCCCGAACCCATTGACGCCGAATATGAAGCATCCGACGTCGAAGTTCCAGCCAAGCTCACCCCCAACGCCCACGCTGACCGGCTGATGCAGCAGCATGCCTTCCTGAATCACAACGGCGTCCTCTACCAGTACAACGGCACGCACTGGGGCCAGATCGACGCCGGATCGCTTAAGCACCTGGCACTCCGAGCCGAGCCGCGGCACTCGAACATGAAGCGGCGTTCGGAGATCGCCAATCGCATCGTGGACGAATCACGGAACGATAACGTGCGCTGGCGGAATCTAGAGAAGTACGAAATTCCGCTGATGAACGGCGTGATCGACGTGCGGTCGATGTCGCTCCGCTCGCATCGCAAGCAGGACTATCTGCAATCCTGCGTCCCGCATGAATACGACTCTTCAAGCACGTGCCCAGTTTGGCAAGAGTGCCTCGATACCTACTTCGGCGGCGACGTTGACCAGGACGCCAAGCAGGACGCGCTGCAGGAGTTCTTCGGTTATTGCCTGATGCCCCACGCGACGTATAAAAAAGCCCTGCTGTGTAAGGGTGAATCCGATTGCGGTAAATCGACCATCCCGTATTTGTTGCGCGTAGTGGCCGGACAGGCGAACTGCTGCGCGGTTGGCGTCGAGTCTATGGACGATCCGCGGAAGCGGGCGCCGCTGCGGGGCAAGCTGGTCAATCTTCTCACGGAGCTTACCTCGGACGCCATGATCGCCGATGGTGGATTCAAAACACTGGTGAGCACGGAAGAGCCGATTCTGTTTGACGAGAAGTTCCTGCCGCCCGTGCTCGACGTGCCGATCGCCAAGCACGTAATCGTCACGAACGTACTGCCTACGATCAACGACCGCAGCCGGGGCACGTTTAACCGGCTGCTCCTGATATCGTTCAATCACGTAATCCCGCTGGCGCAGCAGGACCGGGCCATCTGGGACAAGCTCCGCGCCGAGATTCAGGGGATCTTGCATTGGGCGCTTTACGGTGCCCAGCGGTTGTACCTCAACGGCGGGACGTTCACCAGCGTGGGACGCGCTGAGGTTGAAGAGTATCGGGCGAGTCAGAATCCGATAGTGGAGTGGATTGCAGAGGCGTGTGAGATTGAGGAAGGCGGCCGGGCGCCATTGCCAGACATGCGGGACCGGTTTAGCCGATGGTACGGCAAGACGGTCACGCCCCAGTGGTTTGCATCTTTACTGAGATCAGCCGGTTATGAGGTGACAGCATCTCCGCTGCACTTCCAAGGGCGTAAAGCCCGAGCGGCCATAGGCTTACGGCTACTTTAGAGCACCAATCGGCCCTGCTTCGGCGGGGCTTTTTGCGTTTAGGAGTGGAACGCTGGAACGCTGGAACGCACGATTTCCTATTCCCTATTTTCCTCTCTGTGTTTTCACTACTTTTGTATTTTCAGCGTTCCATGCGTTCCAGAGGAGATAAGTATATATAGAATCATTGGTTTGGAGTGGAACGCTAACCTATTTGCGGTAGCGTTCCACTAGCGTTCCAGCGTTCCATGAATCCTGCCATGGGCGTGTCGACCAAAACATATTGTGTTTTCTGTTGACACCACCACAACCGATGGTATATCCTGCCCCTGTAGAGTTTATCCAACGCTACCGCTTGCCTGGGACAGCGCAAAAGAGTCCAGCACCCGAACGGCGACGCAGTACGGGCCGTTCAACTCCGAGGGCTTTCTTGTCTTCATCGGTTCTCCTCTCCGATTTGCATGCCGTCTTTCTTGCTGAACCTGTTTTCGAGGTTCGACGGAAAGACGGCCCTCTTTTTTTGCGGGCCACGGAACGTCAGATCCTGACGATGCTGGCGTACAAGGCGCTGCAGCCGGTGCGGATGGCAAACGGCAAACTGAAAGCCTGGAAGCTCATCAAGCCCATCCAGCAAGTCCGCACGATTCTGAAGTCTGAGCGGGGCCGATTGGATGCGGAAGGCAATCACACGGTGCGCCGGGTGAAGGCTTCGGTTAGTTCGTACTACGAGCACCGGATGGACGTTTGCGCGGGCTATCGGCGGTGAGGCGGTTTGATCGGTCGTTCCTGGAGCCGCCTGCAGCCGCTGGCGTTGACTACGAGGACGTACTACTGGCAATCCGTCGGACCATGCTCCTCTGCTACCCCGTCCACATCGATCCCACCATCGGCGAAGGTCCTGACGTATTCCCATGCCCCTCGCCCCGCCCCGCTGGTGCCCCCGATGCAGAACAGCGCACCAGGGGAGATGCCCAGATCAGCAGCCAAGGCCAGACCTAAGACCCGACTCCACCCGGCGTGGATACGATGCGACCTGGGAACAGCTGTCTCGCATGGTTCGCGCAGAAGAGCCAATCTGCCGACACTGCCAGATAAACGCCTCGCAGATGGTAGACCACATCGTCGCGCTAGCTGATGGTGGGCCGAGACTTGACCGGTCGAACCTGCAGGCGCTGTGTATTCGCTGCCATGCACGCAAGACGGCGGCTGAGGTGAGGATCAGACGGGAGGGGTAACCCTAATCCTTACAAGTTTTTACGCAGCACCATGTTCGCCATCGCGTGCGATAAAGTCGAAACTTTCCGAAAAGGTACTACAGAAGTAGAAATATGGGAGCCAGAGGATTCCAGCCGCGCATCGACCCGGCCAAAGAAGTGCAACTGATCCAGGAGGAAATCGTTCCTCCGCCCGGACTGAGCGCGAAGGCAAAAAAGCTGTTCGCCCGGTTGGTCGATCAAAACCGGCGCTCGAATGTCTCCATTCTCCAAGTGGACTCTGAGCAGTACGCGGACCTCGCGAACGCGATGATTCGGCGCGACGCGGTGACAGATAACCGTGAGTGGCTGGCCATTCAGCGGGAGATCGATGAGCTTCGGGCGCAGTTGAACATGGGGCCAAGGAATCGGGCTCGGGCTGGGGTTCGGGACGTGAAGAAAGAAAAGGCCAAGAGCGCGGCCGCAACGGTGTTAGAGCTTGCGAAACAGCGAGCGTAGTATCTGGTTCGACCAGGACGCGGTATCGCTGGCAGAGACGCTGATCGGCACGTTGACGCTGACGAAGTCAACCAAGAGTGGCGAGCCGGAGCCGTTCGTGCTCCTGCCGCACTCGCGCAAGCTCATTGCCAACCTCCTCGGCTGGAAGCGGTCAGACGGCCGGCGCGTTTACCGCAAGTCGTACTGCTCCATGGGGCGCAAGCAGGCAAAAACCCAAACGGTGGCCGCGCTGGTCATCGCTGAGTTCTTCCTGAGCCCGGAGCCAAACCAAGAAATCTACATGGCCGCGAAGGATCGCGACCAGGCCAGCATCTGCTTCGATGCGGTAGCTTCGATGATTCGGATTCACCCGGATCTAGAACCGCTGGTACAGATTACCGAATCACGAAAGCTGATTCGACACAAGGAAACCGGCAGCACGATTCGCGCACTGAGCAGCGACGGCGCTGGGAAGCACGGTTATAACCCCTCGCTGGTCGTCTTCGATGAACTCCACGCCTGGGGCGCCGCGGAACAGGAACTATACGACGCCCTGACGACCGGCAGCAAGTCGCGCCGAAATCCGCTCTGGGTAGTCATCACGACGGCGGGCAGCAATCAGGAAAGCATCTGCTACCGCGAATACAAGTATGCGAAGCGGGTGCTGTCTGGCGAGGTCGTTGACGATAGCTACTTCCCGCTGATCTACGAAGTCCCGCAAGAGTCGGACTGGGCCGATCAATCGCTCTGGCCGATGGCTCTCCCAACGCTAGGTATCCTGCACGAACTCAGCGACTACGAAGAGGAGTTCCGGCAAGCGCTGGCGCGACCCGAGCGGCAGAACACATTCCGAAGGCTGTACCTAAATCAGTGGACCTCGGCGAACTCGCAATGGATTCCACTCCGCCAGTGGGACGCCTGCGTCGGTGAAATTCCGGACCTAACCGGCGTGCCCTGCTACGGCGGGCTGGATCTTGCGGCAGTTCGTGACCTTACGGCCTTCGCGCTCTGCTGGCCCTACGAAGGCAAGGTTTATTACAAAGCCTGGGGATACATCCCGGAATCTGCAGTACAAGAGAAATCCCAATCGGACGGCGTTCGCTACGACATCTGGGCTGAAGACGGCCACGTCCTGCTGACGCCCGGCAACACGACTGACTGGCGCTACGTCGTCCAGCACATCAAAGACCTCGCCGAGCAGTACCGCATCGAAGCCATCGCCTTTGACCGCTGGGGCGCTCGAGACACGGCGGCAGAACTGCAGGCGGCGGGCCTAAAGGTTATCGAGTTCGGCCAAGGGTTCGGCAGTATGTCGCCCGCGGCGAAGCGGTTCGAGTCGCTGGTGCATGAGCAAACGCTGGTGCATGACGGAAACCCGGTTTTCCGCTGGTGCCTGGACTGCACGGAAGTAATGCACGACCCGGCCGGGAATATCAAGCCGGTTCACTCTGACCGGCGACGGGACTCCAGCCGGAACGACTTAGCGATCGCGGCGGTTATGGCTACGGGAATTATGGTCGTCGGTCCCGACTCTGACCGCTCGGTGTACGAAGACCGGATGCCGGTTTCAGTTTCTTGGTGAGTATGAATCTTTTCGGACGAATGATGGTCAAGCTGGGGGCAACACCCCCGCCTGACAGCGACTTCTGGTACAAGCCGGTTGGCGGGTACACCTTCGGTGTGTCCGCTGATTCGGCGATGCGCCTGTCGGCTGTCTGGGCCTGCGTCCGTGTGATTGCCGAAACGATCGGCAGTCTTCCGTGTGGCGTTTACCGGCGCACGCGGGACGGCCGGGAGATCGATCGCAACCACGCTCTATACTATCTGCTCCACGACTCGCCGAACGACGACATGAGCGCGTTTGAGTTCTGGGAGCTCGCCGCGAAGTGCCTCTGTCTGCAGGGCAACTTCTACGCCCGCATCTACACGAATCAGCGGGGCGACGTGACGCGGCTTGTGCCGATGGACCCGTCGAAGATGTCCGTTAAACGCGACAAGCAAACCGGAATTCTCGTCTACACCTACGGCCAAGATCAGTACACGGCCTCGGATATCTTTCACATCCCCGGCCTAGGCTACGACGGCGAAGACTACCTGACTGGGTTTTCGCCCGTCACCTACATGGCGCAGAGCATCGGGATGACGCTTGACGCTGAATCGTACGGGGCGAACTTCTTCCGCAATAACGCCACGCCCCCGGCCTATCTGACGGTGCCGCAGGCGCTGTCGAATGAGGCGAGGAAAAACCTTCAAACGTGGTTTCTCCAGGAGTTCGGCGGCGTGAAGAACGCGGGCAAGATCGGCGTGCTTGAGCAGGGCGGGGAGATCAAGACAGTTTCGATCAATCACAGGGACATGCAGTTCCTGGAGCTCAGACAGTACCAGAAGTCTGATATCTGCTCTATCTATCGCGTCCCGCCGCACATGATCCAGGACCTGACACGCTCCACCAATAACAACATCGAGCATCAGGGAATTGACTTCGCGACCCACACGATCCGGCCGTGGCTGACGCGCATTGAGAAGCGGATCAAGATGCAGCTCTTCGGCCCGCGCGAAGCGGCGCTGTACTACGCCGAGTTCAACATGGACGCGCTGTTGCGCGGCGATGCAGCGAGCCGCGGCACGTTCTACAGCACGCTGCGAAATATTGGCGTGCTGAACGCGAACGAGATTCGTGCCAAGGAAAATTTAAACCCTTACGACGGCGGCGAGAAGTACCTGATTCAAGGCGCGATGGTGCCGGTTGAGCAAGCGGGGCAGTTCGCAGGAGGCGTGCAGCAATGAAAACAATCGAGCAGCTATTACAGTGCCCCACTGCGGTTCTGGCCCCGATGGACGCGGACGAAACCGCGCCCCGGCTACGGCGCGTTCTGTTCTACTCCGGTGCCAAGGTGGACCGCTTCAACTGGTTTACGGGCGAAGAGTACGACTTGTCGTTCGACCTCGGCGGGGCTGACTTGTCGAGCGTCATCGGTGCGCCGGTTCTTGACGGCCACCAATCCTACGAGGCCAAGAACGTAATCGGTTCCGTGGAGTCTGCCGAGCGCACCGGGCGCGGCTACGAGGCAACGCTGCGGATCTCCGAGGCCGAAGACGTTGAGCCGATCTGGCAACGAATCCAGGAGGGCACGCTCCGCAACGTGTCCATGGGCGTGCAGATCCTCGACATCGAACTGTCGAAGGATTCGCCGAAGGACCGAAAGCACTACATGGCGACGAAGTGGAAGCCCTACGAGATCAGCGTCGTTCCGCTGGGGGCAGACCCAAACGCCCAATTTTTGATGGCCAGTCAACGACTGGCCGCCGAAGCTTCTACCGCGTACAGCGCGGAGAAAAACAAAGCCCTGCATGAGTTGGCGCTGCGCGAGCGGCGTTGGCGCGTGCTGGGGCGAATTTAAGGAGTAGACATGAAGAACAAACGAGAACTTCTGTCGAGCATTTCCGCGCTGGAAACTGAGTACAGTGCGCTTTTGGCGGCTTCCGCTGCGGCTACCGATCCGGTTGCGCACCTGGCTTCCGTCGATGCGAAAGAGGCCGAACTGAAGACCGTCAAGGAACAGCTTGCGGCTGTCGAAAACCTCGAAAACCGGGCGAAAGCAAACGCTTCGCGCGAACCCGGCCGGGTGACGAGCGACAACGAAGCCAAGCGGCCATTTGCCAGCCTCGGCGAGAATCTTTTCGCCATCGCCTGCGCGATGTCCCCGCGCGACGCCTTCCAGGGTCTCGGCGGCAACGTTGACAAGCGGCTGTATGAGCAACTGAGCCCGACCGGCGCATCCTCGGCCGTTCCGGCTGACGGCGGCTTCGCTGTCGGCACCGACTTCTCGACGGCGCTGTTGCAGCGTGCCAGCGAGACGGCGCGGATATTCCCGCTGACGAATCAGATCCCGATTGGCGAAGGCAGCGACTCGCTTGAACTGCCGTACATCGACGAGACCAGCCGCGCGAACGGTTCCCGTTTCGGTGGCGTGCAGGCTTACTGGACCGGCGAGGCCGACGCCCCGACCGCGACGAAGCCGAAGCTCTCACGCCACGAAATCCGGCTTGAATCGCTGAAGTGCTTGGCGTATGCGACGGAGCGACTTCTGCGGAACGCCCCGGCGATGGCTGCTGTCTTCGAGAACGCTTTCGCTTCGGAAATCGCCTTCAAGTTGGACGACGCCATCTGGCGCGGCGACGGCGTGGGCAAACCCCTCGGCTTCTCTGTTCAAAACTTCGGCGGCGCCCTGATGGTCAGCGTGGCTAAGAAGTCCGGGCAGGCCGCTGACACGTTCGTGATCGAAAACGCCACGTCGATGCTGTCCCGTCTCTACCGCGAACCGGGCGATCGGATCGTGTGGCTTTGCAACCCCGACGTTATCGGCCAATTCCCGCTGATGACCATCGGCCAGCAGCCGGTGTTCCTGCCGAACAACAGCGTCGCCGGTGCGATTCAGTACGGCACGTTTCTCGGCTTCCCGGTGATCCCGGTGGAGCAGGCCGAAACCCTCGGCGACAAGGGCGACGTGGTTCTGGCGAACCTGTCCAAGTACGTCACCATCACCAAGGGCGGCGTGCGGGCGGCGCAGTCCATGCACTTCCGTTTCATTTACGACGAGATGACCTTCAAGTGGTCCATCGACGTGAATGGGCAATCGGCCATCAAGCAACCCATCACGCCCTTCAAGGGCACCAATACGCTGTCGCCGTTTGTCACGGTTGACGCTCGCGCCTAAGGAGGAAACACCAGATGATTCCCTATGAACTTCTGAACAATCTGCACTTCATCAAGGGTCTTGACCCGGTGGCCGATGCCTTCTCGGGCACGGTCACCTCGGACGTCGTGGACCTGGCTAACCACCAGTCGGCGCTGTTCTTGGTCTATAAGGGTGTCGGCACCACCGGCACCTCGACCATCACGGTCGAAGCGTGTAGCGACTTCAGCGCGACCGCCGTTACGGCGATCCCGTTTTACTCGAAGTCGATCACGACGAACGACGTACAGGGCGATCTGACGGCGCAAGCGGCGGCTGGTTTCACGACCACTGCCGGTTCGAGCCAGATTTACGTCATCCAGGTGGCGGCCGAAGCGTTGGCGGCGACTGATTACCACTTGGTTCGACTCAAGGCCGTCGAGGTAGTCGATTCGCCGGTTCTCGGCGGCATCGCTATCGCCCTGGCTGGCCCGCGCTTCGGTGGCTCGACGACCGCAACTGAAATCGCCTAATTCATGAATCTCCAACTTGTCACGCCGCCGACTGAATGGCCGCTGTATGAAGCTGAGTTCGAGGCGCACGCACGCGCTAAGGGCCAGCCTCTCGATCAGCTTCAACCCTACATCCACGCGGCGGCGTCACACTTGGAGACGATCTGCAACCGTCGATTTCTCCAGCAGACCTGGAAGCTGTTCCTAGACGGCTTCCCGGCCTCTGGGGAAATCGTACTTCCCTACTCTCCGCTCGTCTCGGTGACCCACTTAAAGTACACCAACACGGCGGGGACCCAGACGACGCTGCCGACGACCGAGTACGCCGTTTCGCTTCGCACTCCTGGAGTTCTGCGGCTTAAATACAACAAGACGTGGCCCACGGACACGCTCGAAACTACCGACCCCATCGAAGTCCAGTTCGTCTGCGGCTGGAGTAACGCGGCATCCGTCCCGCTGCCACTGAAGCAAGCTATCCGGATGCTGGCCTCGCACTTCTATGAGAACCGTGAAGCGGTGATTGTTGGCACGACCGCCGCGGTCGATGAGGCCGAATTGCCCTTCGCCGTCTCCGCGCTAATTGCGCCTTGGCGGGTGTGGCTGTGAGGGCTGGGGCATTGGAGGCTATACCAGATGGCGTTTGAACACGCACAGTTGTACCCGCTTGATATCACTGTCATCGAAGCCGCTAAGGCCAAACAAGCCTTCGAGGTTGAGGTAAATCGGATGATTCAGGAGTTCCGCCGAAAGACAGGGCTCCATGTTACGGCTATTGAACTAATTGACTGCCGCAGTCTTATCGGCGACGGCGATTTTATGGCTCAGGCTCGAGTGGAGATGCTGTGAGGGCCGGAGCGATGCGGCATCAGATCCGCATCGAGCAGAAGACCATCGACGTGTCGGGCGACGGGGACCGGACGGAGACCTGGGGCACGTTCGCCGAGGTATGGGCCTCCGTCGAGACTGGAAACGGGCGCGAGTTCTTCGCGGCGCGGCAAGTCATCGCGGACCTGACCCACACGATACGCCTACGCTACCTGCCGGGACTGACCCCGGACATGCGAATTGTTTACGACGACCTGAAAACCGGCCGGACGCGGTACTTCGATATCAAGAGCATTCTGAACCCTGACGAACGCGACGAAATGCTGACGATGCAGGCGACTGAGGTGCTGATCTAGTGGCGCGGCAAGTCCGGGCGATTACGGTTTCGGGTATCGAAGACCTGACGCAGCAGCTTCGCAAGCTGCAGGCGACGGCGACCGGCGAACCGATTAGGCAGGCGCTTCTCGAATCGGCGCAGATGATCCGCGACGAGGCCGCGCGCCGAGCACCAATCGCGCCCTACGCGACGCGCCAGCGCGGAAAGACGTATCAGCCGGGCGGGTTGCGGAAATCGCTCAGGGCCGCTTCTGGGCGCAAGTACAAGAACTTCCTCCAGGCCTTCGCTTTCACGTTGAAAGGCGCGGCGCCGCACGCGCATCTAGTCGAGTTCGGAACGAAGCCGCACACGATTGCGGGCAAGAAAATGCGGATAGCGGCGCGGGCGTTCCAGTGGCTTGCGCGGGTTGGCGATCAGGTGCGGACGAAGATCCAGCATCCCGGTAGCCGGCCGAATCCGTTTTTTCAAAACGCGATCAAGTCGCAGCGCTTGCGGATCAAGCGGTTATTGGAGCAGCGGGTTAAAGCCGCGTTTGATGCCATCGCGAGGGCCGCATGAGGATCTATCAGGCTCTCTTCCGCTACCTGCAGACCGTGCCCGACGTGGTGACCGTCGTGGCCGATCGCGTCTTCGATGCCCACGCCGATCAGGGGCGAGTGACGAAGTATCCGGCCATCATCATCGAGACGATGGACGATCAGCCGTTCCACTCCATCGGGCGGCAGATTCCGACCGCAACGCGCCGCCCGGTGTCGCTGTACTGCATGGCGCAGGGCAACCCGAAGGCATCCGACGACCTGGCGGACCTCGTGTACGCGGCCATCATCGGCCAGGAGCAATACATTGCCGATGCCTCCGGCCTTGGCGTGAAAAGCACCCACCTGAACGGGCGACGGAACGAGTACGAAGACGCCCTCGAAACCAATTCCAAGCTCTACGCCACCGTGCTGGAGTTCGACTTTATCCACGACATCTAGGAGGCCTTATGGCAATCATGGTAGGAAATGCCGGTTCTTTCCGGCTCAGTGCAAACGTAGTAGCAGAAATCGACAACTGGACCCTGGACGTGTCCACCGGCCTCGAAGAGACGCAGGCTTTCGGCGATGTCTGGAAGGAGCGTTCTGCGACGATCCGCGAATGGAGCGGCTCGGCATCCGGGCGCTTCGACGACACCGACACCAACGGACACGTCGCAATGCAAACGGCGTTTCTCGGCGGTACGACCGTCGCCGCCCGGTTCTACATCGACGGGACGAATTACTACTCGGGGAATGCGTTCGTTCAGGCGTCCATTGCGGCGGCTGAAAACGGACTCGTTACGGTGAACTACACCGTGACCGGATCCGGCGCACTGACCTACGCCTAAGGAGGCACCATGGCTGTTCTCGCAGGGCGTAATGCCGACATTTACATCGCCAGTGTTTCCGGCACCAGCATGACGGGCGAGGCCACCACCTCGCTCGGATCTGGTGTCTATCAAATCACCGACGCGGCGAAGCGGGCCATCAACCCGAACGCTACGTTCACCGTTTTGGATGGCGTGTCTACGGTCCCGACCAGCCGCTATCAGGTAGCCTACGGAACAGGGAAGGTTTACTTCCAGGACTATACGCCAGCGGGCACCATCACCGTAACCGGCGAGTATCTGACGCTGGCGCAAGCCGCGCAGGGCTTCGAGTGGAGCCTAGACGTGCAGCCGATGCTCGAAGAGACGCAGACATTCGGGGACTCCTGGAAGGAGCGTACTTGCGTCATGCGTGACGCGACGTGTTCGTTCCAGCGGTTCTACGAGGACGAGTACTTTTTCACCAACGGCGATAAGTATTTCGTCATTGCCTGCTACCTCAACGTATCGGGCGCTGACCGCTATGTCTTCGGCGCAATGCTGTCAAGCCAAGGCACGACCAGCGGCGTAAACGAGACCGTAAAACAAAACGTCCAGTTTTCCGTCCACGGAATTTTGGACTACGCATCGAGCTAAGGAGAGCCATGAACATTGCAGAGAGAATCCTCGCCGTACCGCTGAAGACGGCGACGGTGGAAGTCCCCGAATGGGGCGTTACGGTTGGCATCCGTGAAATCACGGCGGCTGAGCGCGTGAAGTTCGGCGAGGACGCTAAGAAGACCCCGGCGCTAGCCGTGGTGCGGCTGGTGATCGCCACGCTGACCGACGAGACCGGCGCGAAGGTCTTCGAGCCCGCGCATCAGGACGCGCTACTGCAGAAGTCCGGCGCGGTTCTTGACCGCGTAGTGACGGAGATTCTGCGGCTCTCAGGCATGACCGAAGACACCGCGAAGGATCTCGAAAAAAACTAGAGGGCGAGCGCCGATTTGCTTTCGCGCTCGCCGAACTCCTGCATATGCCCGTATGGCGATTACTCGACGAAATGCCGTCGTCAGAGTTCGCCGAATGGGCCGCGTACCTAAAGATCAAGAACGACGAACAAGAGAAGGCAATGCAGCAGGCAAAGGCTAAACGCTAATGGGTGTAGGCAAAGGTAAACAATGAGATCTAGCCGCCAACCATCTGCAACTTATGATCTGACCGGCAAAACGTTTCATCGCCTTACGGTTAGAGAATTGATCGGTACCGCAACTGCAAGTGGGCAAAGACTGTGGTTATGCGACTGTGAGTGCGGCGGCGAGAAAACTGTCATGGGCGGAAACCTGAAGAACGGCAACACAAAATCATGTGGATGCTTTCGTCGGGAGCGCGGAGGTAAAACCCCAAGGCGAAACCTGCATTGGTCAACCGGCAAGAAAACCATTCGGCGTGGATATCCATGCGTGAACATGAACGGTCGCTATTACATGGTGCACCGAGAGGTAATGCAGGAGCATTTAGGCAGGCCCCTTCAGCCTTGGGAGCATGTGCATCACAAAAATGGAATCAAAACAGATTACCGTATTGAAAACCTAGAGCTAAAAGTAGTTCCTCACGGCGCTGGGCAGTTAGTCGATGATGTGCAAAATGCAACGACAGCAGAGGAGAAAGCGGCTTGCATTAGGTTAGCAGAAGCGTATCTCAAGGCAGCAGGCTTGAAATGGGATCGATTGATCGAGGCATAAATGGGCGTTCTTTCAAATTTGATCGTAAGAATCGGAGCTTCGACAGACGATTTTGATCGAAAGCTGAACGCCAGCCTGGGCAAGATCCAGCGGTTTGGTGCGTCGATGTCACAGGCTGGTCAGGCGCTGTCCATCGGCTTCAGTGCTCCACTGATCGCCGCTGGCGCGGGCGCTCTCGCTGCTGCTGCCGACATGGAGAAGCTAGAGAAAGGCCTCTCGGCAACCATGAAGTCTTCGGCGGCGGCAGGCAAGGAATTGGAGCGGCTGAAGGTCGTCTCGAAGCTTCCCGGCCTTGGTCTGCAAGAAGCGGTGCAGGGTTCCATCCGCCTCCAGACTCTCGGCAGCAGTGCCGACGAATCGCGCAAAATCATGATGGAGCTAGGGAACGCCCTGGCGACGGTTGGCGGCGGAAAGGAAGACTTCAAGGAGGTGATCCGGCAACTGTCTCAACTTTCCGCCGTTGGCAAGGTCACCAAGGAGAACCTGGACCCCATCATCGAGCGCATCCCGCAGATT